GCAATAGCAGCGTTCACCTGATTCATTGTCCAGATGCCTGAGTATTGAACGCCTGATATTACTGTTGAGGAGGGCATTTTTTATCCTAATACTTTAGGGCTACAGAGAAATAAGCACCCGCTGATGCAATAAGCCAAGTGGTTAATGCGCCAACCTGTTTTGGTGAGGAGTAATCAGTAATGTTGCCTAAACCTAGTTGACCAGATGTACCTGCCCCCCAAGCGTACAAAGAACCTGCTGATGTAGTCGCCATAGCCTGAGACTGACCAAAAGATACAAAATTCCACGTAGCAAGTGCGCCTACTTGTTTAGGTGAGGAATAACTAGTTGTGTTCCCTAAGCCTAATCGACCATTGGTATTAGCTCCCCACGACCATAGAGTACCATCCGTTTTTATCGCGCCTGAAAAGCTATTACCACAAGTAACCTTAGACCACGTAGTTAAAGCACCCACTTGCACTGGGGAACTATAACCAGTTGTGTTGCCTAAACCCAATTGACCGCTACCATTAGCACCCCACATCCAGAGCGTACCGGAGGTTTTGATTGCTGCACCTGAATAGTTACTACCCGCAACAGTAGCCCAAGTAGTTAAAGCTCCAACCTGTTTTGGGGAAGAATAGTAGGTAATATTGCCAAGCCCCAACTGCCCAGTGTTGTTAAGCCCCCAAACCCATAGCGTACCGTCTGTTTTAACGGCAAGGGACATACTACCCCCTCCTCCCGCAATACTTGCCCACGTAGTTAAAGCTCCAACTTGTTTAGGAGATGAGTAGTCAGTGGTATTGCCTATACCGAGCTGTCCATAGCTGTTCTGTCCCCAAGCCCAGAGAGTACCGCCTTTGATGGCAAGGGAGTGGTAATGCCCAACAGCTACTTTAGACCAAGTAGTTAAAGCTCCTACCTGTTTAGGAGATGAGTAATATGTGATGTTGCCTAAACCTAGCTGCCCGTTGTTGTTATATCCCCACGACCAAAGAGTGCCGTCGGTTTTAGCAGCTAAACAATGGTAATAACCAGCCGCAATAGCTGACCAATTAGTAAGTGCGCCAATTTGTACTGGAGACGAGCGATTAGTTGAAGTGCTATCACCTAGTTGACCGAGATTATTTTTACCCCAAGTATACAATTCATAGGTATAAGTCGTAACGCTAGTCTGCGCCCCCAGAGCGTTGAACCCCGGCTTGACTATGCTACCTAGATTGTTATTCCGGATGCTCATTGGCTATCCTTACGCAGCAATCGATTCGTATGAGATCGTGTAGGTAATACCACTCGCAGTACCAGACGTGATCGTGATTGACGTGCCTTCCATCAGGTATATAGCCGTTGTTTTGTCCACCGCTATCACCGAAGCATTAGCCGGTACTGACAAGGTAGAGATGATTGGGTAAGCCGTACCACCAGAGGGTGCAGAGCCTTGAGCCACCGCACCGTTACTGTAGAGACTCACCGTAGCGTTAACAGCACTAGAGCCGTTGACGTTGGCAGCCACTATCTGGTTGATCTTAAAGACCAAGCCACTTGATGCAGCATTGGGCAACAGGACAACAGCAGACGTTCCTGATGGGGTGTAGTACGTTGTCGTACCGTAGATTGCGGTTACTGCGACTATATTTGGATTTGCCATTGTTGTTTCCTCAGAATCCCATCACAAGAGCTAACGCTATTGACACACCTGCTGATATGCCACTTGCCGCAGGTGCTGCCCATGAAGGCGCACCGCCGGTTGTTGCCGTAAAAACTTGACCCGTAGTGCCGTTAGCTGTAGCTACAGGAGCTACCCCCGCACCGCCACCGTATACAACACCGTACTGTGTAAGCGCACCTGATGAAGCCAGTGTTCCTGACGCTGTGTACGCAAGGATGCCACCAGAAGTACCTGCGGTTAACCCCGTACCACCGTTAGCGACAGGGAGCGCAGTACCGGAGTACGTAAACGCCAATGTGCCCGACGTAGTGATTGGACTGCCGGATATGCTTAGAAGACTAGGGACTGTCGCCGCTACGCTAGTGACTGTGCCGCTTGTAGCTGCCGTGAAATTTGCGCTAATAACCGCTGCGCCCGCCCCCGCGCCATCGCTATACACCATCGTTTTCGCGCCAGTGGCGATTGTAACGGTAGCACCGGAACCCTGTTTAATAATGATGCTCTGGGAACCAGAAGTAGCGTTCTCGATGATCCACACTTTAGACACCGAGGTAGGCGCAATAGTAATGGTGCGCGTGGCAGTGAGTGAACCTGTGGAAGTAATCTTGAGGTACATGGAGCGCAGGGTATCGACCGAGCCGTCTGCCATCGTGAAGGTCACGTCAGCATCGGAGGACATGTTCTTAACGCCGTAGCCGAATGCGTCGGTGGCGAAGTCCCAGTTGGAGTTAGTTGTCGTGCCCCAAGTGCCGCTCTCGTCACCCGTGGTGATCTCGGTTAATCTTAGATTATTAACGTATGTTGCCATGTCCTAATCCTCAAGCTGCTATGTCTACCCAATTCGGGGTCTGACTATCGTTTACGCCTGTCCAGTTTGGGGTCTGACCATCGTTAATCGTGGTCCACCCAGCTACTATAATCGTTCCTACGGTTCCTGTGCCAGCAACACCTATAGGGAAAACATTTGCGCTGCGGGTATTAGTAACAGTGCCTATCGCGCCAGTTCCTGCTACACCCGTTACGGCCTTACGTACTATCGGAGTTATTGTGGACACAGCACCTGTGCCGGATACTCCACTTGCCACTACTGTCCAATCGTAGGCGGGGGTTACAGTACCCACCCCTCCAGTACCGCTTATTCCAGTAGCGTTAACTACTGTGCCTATACTAAAGGTAACAGTGCCTAATGCACCAGTACCTACTACGCCTATAGGGATAATAATCTCGTGTACGTTGACGGTGAAATTACCCATCTGCCCTGTACCAGAAACACCTGTTGGTACAAGAGCTACACCGATCCCTACACTTCCTACTGAACCTGTTCCCACTACCCCGACGGGGATAACCGCGTCGTTAATTCCTGTTACTACCGTTCCTATTGCGCCTGTGCCAGATACGCCAACAGGTATAACATTTGTGCCAATACTAAAAAGAACCGTGCCTACTGCGCCAGTACCTTTTACTGCAACGCCGTTATCGCCCCACGCACCGTTTCCCCATCCACCGGCTCCCCAAACAGGACCGAGGTTAACTATTGTACTAGCTTCCCCGCCCCATCGGTTGTAGCCCCACGGTCGCTCGCCCCATCCACTCACGGTAGTCTCCTACCTTTTAGGCAATTCTTATGATCGCAGTGGCAGCGGCAGCGGCTGGGAACTGAATTTGAAAATCACCGGAGCTAACTGTCTGGTCACCACCAAAGCTCAACACCGCGCAGGCTTTACCTGACTCAGTGTTGTTGTATATCAAGCCACCACATGTAGTGAAAGTAGAGGTTGTCCAAGTAGTATCAGCAAAGTCACAAATAGCCGTGGTGCCATCAGCGACAGGCGTAGCACTTACCAGCGTATTGCCCGCAGTGGTATAGCCGCTGCCGCTCGCCAACTGATCCGCACCTAAATCCGAATAGTTAGTGGTAGCCGCACCGAACGTGAGGGAGCCAGACGCGGTTGCTTTCATCAACGCTAACTTGAACACGTCCCCTGTACTGGCGGTAAAGTCGTGTACCCCTTTCAGGATTTCTACTTTAAAGCTAGTCGGCATTGCGGTAGTAACGGTAATAGCCATGTTAAATCTCCAGTAATTTTACAAGTTCGGGGTGTCCCGCTTTATTAAAACGGTTCATCAACGTAGTGTTGTGTGACGCAACCGCCTGCTTCATGTACCTCACCAACACCGCACGAAGCTGTTCTTTGTATGCCTCGGCCTGTTGCCGTAAAATAGGGTTAGCCGAGGCACCGATGTAAATAATTTGCTCTAACGCCATCTCTGCGACTTCCTCCGGGGTAAAGCCACGCCCAGAGACCATCATTGTTTTTATCTCGCCTAGTAAGGCACCGCCTACGCTGCTTATCATTACCCCACCTTAAGTTTAACTTGCCCGTCACGGTACATATCCTGCCGCAGCTTGCCATCACCCATGTTTTTCAGCAAGGAAATTGCTTGCACATACAGCTTTTCATAGTTTGCAACTAGGTCTGGCTCACCTTTCATAAACCGAATAGCCTCAACAAGCGCACCGTTTAGCAGGGCTGAGTCAAACGAATCGCCCAACCACGTAGTACCCGCTGTCACAATGGACTCAGGGTAATACCCAAAGTGCATCTCAACAGCGTAGTTGGAGTTTGGGGTTGGTCCTACGATAAAAGTTGTTTGGTCAAAAACACCGTAGTGTTGTGGTCTTCCCGTAACGGTAGGGGTTGGGTAGGCTTCACGAATGAAGTTCACGTCTTTGTTTAACAAGAAAAAGTAAGCCCCCAACGCGTCAATAACCGCAAGAGAGTACACGTACAACATGCCCGAGGGCATTGTTAGATATTTGTTGTTAGTGGTTAACGTGCCAGTCTGATTTTTGCGCAGCGCAGGTATCTCAACGGTAGCATATATCTTCTGCTCCGCCTGTTGCGTAAACATAGCAAGCTGGTCTGCGGTAAACGTATTCTCGCAGATGTCTTGTATGTTAGTTGTTAGTGCAGCGTAGTTCATCCGTTAACCCATAGGACCACGGCACATTGTGCCTTTAGTGGCTGCGCCAGCACCGCGCATTTTAATGCCCGAAGTCTTAGTGCCCGGTTGTGCGTCGCGGGTGATGTTACCCACAGACATGTTAACTTTATCCGCCGTAGCAGAAGTGCCACTGCTAACGACGATATCGCCACCAGACATGGTATGGGGCTTGGCATAACTAACTGCCGGAAGATTGTGCTTAGCCATGATTATCGACCCCTGCCTGATTTGCCGGACGAAGACGTTCTCTGGTTGACTACTTTAGCCATACCGCGACCCATCGCCTTCATGTTGGCGTTAGTTTTGCCACCCTTGGCAAAGCCTTTGGAGTGCATTGCTTTTTCATGCCCTTTTACCGCTTTGGTGGCAATACCCTTTACTTGCTTAACATCACCGCCGCTCATGTAACTTTTACCAGTCTTGCCTTTCATAAGACGCTCCTAAGTGATAACTATTCTAACACTACCAACAAACCCTGTGGCTGCAACAAAGCCTGATGGTTGTATTCTAGCCCTGCTCTGGGGGTACCCAGTAAAGTCAGGTCTCGGGTTCCGTATTGCTTGTGGATCGTATATGGGCCGCTCGCCTATGTGTAACTGCGGGTGGTCGGGGTTCCAACACTCTTGACACGCCTGAATGTTGGTATCCTTGCCCTTTACGATTAACGCTTTCAACTCTCTACGCTTGTACCGGAAACCGCAAATATCGCATTCCGCTATTGCAATCCGCGCCGAAGCAAATCTGCTACTCATGCTTATCTCCTAGGAGAACGCGGTACAAACCTGATCGGAGCTTTCTCTCGGTCTTCTTGTCCAGCAAGATCATACTGTTCGTCATACACAGCTTTCAACATTGGAAGCCGGTCTACAAGTTCTGGGGTCTTCATTGCAATGTAATAAGCCAGCCCCGCTGCTACAGCAGGTAGGAAACGGAAATTCATGTCAGGTGTATTTACCCCAGTACCTGCGTCTTCAATACGGCGCATACGCCAGTACACGAACAGATAATAAGGGGCTAACGCGGTTCCTTGGTCTGGCACAGGCCATATCACAATCTTCGGAGCGTCACGTAGACGGTCTATCTTGACTTGTATGGGGCGACCTTGGGTCTGTTTGTTAGGTATGGAGGCGTAGGTAGAAACGCTGATACGAGAAATTGTGATGTCTTGCTGAGTGCTATAGTTGCCACTACCGGTGCGGATAACGTGTTCTAGTAAATCAATGGTATCCGCAGGTAGATTGTACTCTTCTTGTCCTTCGACGAGGTTGATATACCCCTCCTCGATAGTCCACATGTTAATGCCACGGTTAGCCCACTCGATGGTCATCAAATTCATAGACCGGCGAGCCGTGCGTAAGTCGTAACCAGAACGCATCTCGCGCCCAGCTCTTTCCCACGCTTCTTCAGCGAGCTCAGTGAACTCCATGTTAAATACTGAGGTACCCGAAGTTGCCATTACCTAAATCCCGCTGTTTTCTTTGCAATCTTTTTGGGTTGCGCTACAAACTGTTTCCCTGCTTTTTTGCCAGCCCGCTTCGCCTTTGTTGTTGCGGCGTACTCAGCGGCACTAAGACTTTCAATTGCAGCTTTTGGTAAATACCTTTCGCCCGTTTTGCTAGACGGCTTGCCGCTTTTAGTTGTCCATTTCTGATCACCCCAATCTTTCAGGGATTTCTGGGGAGCTTTCAATCTTTATACCCTCCGCCAGCAGCTTTATATTTCTTAGCAACAAGTTGCGCTTTTCTCGCGCTCCATTTTCCAGCCCCAGTACCTTGGGTTGCTGAGGCTTTTACTTTAGACAAAATATTTTTGCGTAGTTCAGGTTTTGTATAGTTACCCGCCGCGTTTACTTTACCCCCCTCAGCGTACTGCGTGAAGTCGGTATCATCGCGGCGTTTCTTTACCTTTCCCTGTGGCATCTTGGACTTGTCAATTATGCCCATACCACGGGAGGGTCTCATACAAACTTACCTTTGGTTTTGCCTTTCACTGCGCAACCATCAGCACGTCTGGAAGCAGAGCTAACACTGCCGCCCTTAGCGTATCTTTTGGGCATCATTGACTCACCCGTTTGACCCGCGTTCTTCATCTTCTCGTCAATTTCTTTGGGGGTCATCTTGCGCTTTGGCGCAGGCGTAGTTTTTGGCGGCGGCGTAGCGTTTTTAAGCGCGTCGGGGTTTACTGCATCAAGGGGTCTACGTCTAACGTCTGGCATAATAGTATCCTTAGCAGGCTTTTCCGCCCATCATCATTTTAACAACTTTGCCTTTGGTTTTGCCTTTCATAGCAATGCCATCAGCCCGTTTGGAAGCGGAGCTAACACCACCGCCTTTTGCGTAGGTTTTCATTTTGCTAGCCATTTCTTTTTTCATCATCGGTTTAGCCATTTCTTTTTTCGTCATCGGTTTAGTTTTTTTCATAGTATCCTCAGCAGTTCCACGCCCGCAGGCTTTTATTTATCCGACTGTTTGGGTCTTTGGCTGTCTTCGCACTAGTGAGTTTAGCCTTCATCCCTTTCATCCTAGCGCAAAAAGAATCACGCCGACTACCACCTTCCGGCTGGGGTTTCTTCAACCCCGGCTTACCCGGATTAGCTGCATTGTAAGAGGCACGTCCTTTGGCGTTCAAGCCGCCTTTATCAGACTTACCTTCTTTACGCTGCCATGCAGGACTCTTAGCCATAGAAAATTTGCGCCGAATCAATAGCAGTCATTAACGCATAAATGCCGTTGACTACCAGCACACCTTCGCCGGGAATAACCGGTGCGTTGCTAAAAGTATCAGTGCCATCTATTTCATATGTCATTAACCAACGCCCGCTACCACTTACATACGAAGCGGCGGTACCCCCAGTTATAGTGCCAGAGTTGATATCTGTAAGCGTAAAACTGTTGGCGTTTACAACGGTAATAACATAGTTTCCGTCTGTCGCGGATTCACCGGAAGCGATATCAAAGTGAATGCCAACCGTGGCTCCGGTTAGCAACCCGTGTGAATTTTTTGTCACGGTTACGGTGGTAGTGGAGCGAGCGTAAGTAACACTAGAAGTTACCGGCGCAGTAGTTGTATCAAACAACACCAAAGTGCCATCTGTGCCAGAACCAAAAAATGAAATGCCTTTGACACGGTTTCTTCCAAGAACAAAAAAACCACTTTGGTTCAAATGACCTTGTTTTACGTCATATTGCATTGTCATAACACACTCCTATTAAGCAGTGCGTGTGAACACGTACGCTGTTGCGCTCGAAAACATGATTGTGTAGCGACCCAGACCCGTTACGCCAGCCGCTACAGTCAAGTCACCAAAGCTACCGGGAGTGTCTGCGCCAGCGGTGGACAAGATACCGTTAACAGCAGCAACAATGCTTACAGCACTTGCACCGGCAGTGTTGTCTATGTAAAGGTCAAAGACTGTACCTCTAGCTGCGCCGAGAGCCGCGCCCAACAACGTGCCCGTAGGCAGTGTAATTGCAGTAGCGGCAGCGGAGGTAGAAGTGATATAGCCAGTTGCAACCTGTGTGGCGGTGGCCGTTGCAGTAGCGTTGATAGCGGAGGTTGTAGCGTGGGTGATGGTGCCTGATCCAGCAACGTTACCGGTTAGTGTACCGATAAAGCCATTGGTAGAAGTAACGGGACCAGAAAATGTGGTAGAAGCCATTAGGAATTCCTCACTTTGCGAGTTGGGCGCATCTGTCTGCAAAGTCGTCAGCCGGGGCTGTCAGATACGCGGGTTTTCCCGGTTGCGCGTTTTATATCATGTTGTTTATTGGGTGTCTACATACTTAAAAACTAACCCGGTAAACTTTCCTTTAGTTATGGGAGCACCCGCAAGTAACGCACGGCGTAGTGTTGGCATCGTCATTTGGTAATGCTGCAATACTGCGGTTAGGCTCGGGAATTGCGTACCCGTTGTGGTCTCCAACACCTTCTTCCTTATCTTGGTCTTAGCTTCTTCGGTATGAGTTTTGCCTAGAAAGTTCTGATTGCCTTTGTTGGCAATAGAAAGGTTGCGGCGGTGTTCCTCGGTTCGCTCAGGTTTAGCCACTCCCCGCTGGGTGTCCCCAATTTTCTGTCGTACTTCGAGGCTTAACGTCTTACCGTATCGGTAGTGTTCCGCACCGGCGTTTTTACCCACACGGTTTGCAGATATGAGGGCTTTAGTTTCCTCGGTGTGCTTTTGCCCCGTGCGAGGATCAGATATAGCCCACTGTTGTTTAACAGCGGCAGAAATGGCGGCTTTAGCTTCGGAGGACATAATTTTCCCGTAGTTAGGGGTCGTATGCGCGGGAGCGTTTCTCCACGGGGCACTTGCGCTGTAGCCTGAGTTGTAGCAGTGCTCCTTGCCTACGTGCTGCATTAGGTACGTATCTTCTACCTCTAACAATGACCGGGTATCCGGCACTTCTTCTATAACTAGGAAATAAAACTTAGGCTCCCCGTACTTATTCCACGCGGCCTGTAAGTGTTTGCAGTGGTGCCTATTCCCTCGTAACAATTTACGGTGTTGCCGAAACCGCACTTTCTTGTTGATGGTGCTGCCGACATAGAATTTGTCATTTACTAGGTTAATAATTTTATAAATTACCTGCGTCATATACTTCTCCTATACAAGTCTAGTTAACTGTATATAGCTAAAGTACCAGCGGAACACCACAAACGCAAGGCAAAAGAAAGGGGCCGAAGCCCCTTTCTAATACTACTTATAAAACAACAACTTAAGAGGCCCCAGGCGACCCAAAAATTCCGAGCGGATCGCTCACTCCAAACGAGTACCTTTCTCGGCTCTTATATCTGCTGTTTCCAGTATCGAAGTCAGCATCCATAGAAGTAGAGATCGGAGTACGTGTGAAGTGTTTCAGCCCGTTAGGAACGTCGGTGGTCAGGAACCAAGCATTGGTGTCAGTCAGATAGTGGTTAATTGCGTAACCACCGGGGATTGAACCATTGTTTTTCAACGCGTTGATGTCGTTGTCCGCTGTGCTTACACGAAGCTCGGTTTCCAAGATGCGGGTTGCAGTGAACTGCAATGCAGGCGGGATGATGAGCTTGTTAGGTTTAGAAGCGATCAAAAGACCACGTTCGTCAGTCCAAGCAGCGATCTGAATTACTGCGGCTTCCAAAGAAGTCTCATTCAAATCCGAAGGAGTTGCCGGTGTGTTGCTGTTAGTTCCACCAGACACCAAAGGATGCGCGGTAGAGCACAACACAACGCCGTCACCGTAGGTGGGGCCACCGGAGAAAGCAGTGTTCAAAATTGCAGCTGCTTTAACCTGTTTTGTGTATGCCATAGCGCGAGCCAGTGCCTTAGTGTAACGACCCGACAGTGAATCGTACAAGTTGTCCTCAATGGCCTCTTCGGTCAGTGAGAAGCCCATAGCGATGGTCTCGTGTGTGTAACGAGCCGTGAAAGCTTCTTGTGCGTTGTCGTATGCCATAGCAGCGCCTTCGTTTTTGACGGGGGCGGCGTTAAAGCCTGACAACTTGGTTTCTTCTTCAAAAGAACGGTCAGAGGTTTCGGACTCGAAAATCTCTTTGTGTTCTTCACCGTATTTCTTGTACTCCAAACCAAACAAAGCATTAAGGCCGGGAAGGAGTTCTTTCAGTAGTTGTGCGCGTGAAATAGCCATGAGTTATTACCCCTTATAGACCGACTGAATTGTTATAGGAATGGCCACCTGTCACTACGCTGCTAACAATAACGGGCGCGTTGAACTTCACAATGGCTTCCGCAAAGTAGGTAGTGCCGCTAGTTATGTAGGCAGTGTCGGGCACCACATCCACAATGCGCATTGGCAAAGTAGAAGTTGTAGCCGCTGCTTGCAAAATAGCCACCTGAGAGTTACCCGAGGCCGCTACACCAGCGTTTTGCACCAGAGCGCTGTTCAAGCCGATATCCGTATACTGGAGACCTGCGACAACAGTAGTGCCCGATACAACGGCTACTTGGAACAGCTGGTCCGGGTCATCAGCTACAAAAGCAGTGATGAAGCCAGAAGTTACAGCGGTGTTAGCCGGAAAATACTGGCTAAAGGTAGGCTGATTGGTAGATGTATTGATATACGAGCAACCCAAAAACACACCCACAACACCAGTTGCAGCGGTTGCAGTAGTACCTGCTTCTTTGGCGATGGTGCCGTCAGCAATACGAGAAACAACATCCCCGTAGAAAATGCTGGTGTTGTAACCAGAAGCAATACGCATTTGTCGGGTGGCACCCGCAAACACCTGTCCACCAATTAGGTTAACAGGTTTTAGCCCGTAAGGGGCTGATACAGTTGGATAAGCCATATGAGACTCCTAAATGTTTAAGTTCCTTTGCCGAAAGTAACTTTGGATGACCGCTCACTAAAAAGCGGCATACGCGGGTCATTTTCACGCATAAGGTTGTTGTCTACAGATCGAATTTGCGAATCTGCCTGATTTTTGTAATAGGCATTACGCTCCTCGACCATCTCTACTGGGGCTTTGCAAAGCATCAGCCCACCCATAACGACATTATCCTTGAAGCGATCATTTTCAGAGTGCGACAAGAAAATCTCGGGGTGATCTGAAGCTTTTACAGGCTCCCAGCCCTCACGCATTTTTGAGGAAACATTGGTAGGGTCAGCATGACCCCGCATAGATAAGCGTATCCATCGAAACGCGTAACCTTCCTGTGGGTTTGGCGACGGAAGTAATTCCGGCTTAGTCCACGACTTCTTACGGGCTACCGCGTCACGGGTGGTTAAATCTCTGCTAAGTCTATTATCAGCCATTTTGTTTCCTCTCTAGTTCTGCAACCTGTGCGGCGTATTGTTCCATAGTAACTCCAAGTCCTCGGGCTCTTGCTTGTTGTGATGGCGAAAGGGTGACCCTTTTAGGGGCCGTGCTCCGCGTAGCGGGTGCCACCACACTGCTTGACTTCCTCCTCTGAGGAGACTCACTTGGAACGTCTTCTTCCGAAAACTGCTCGGGGAAAATTTGTCGTAAACGAGAATCCATCCTCTCGTAGTAAATATCAGAGCCGGGGTCTACCCCCTCGCTCTTAAGCCTAGTGTCAAACCCCAGCGCAAAGGCTGTCATTTCCGGGTTGTTCTTGTCACCAAACCATGTATTCTTCTTGGCCCAAGCCGCTGCCTTCGGGTCCCCGGGTGTTGCGGCCTGCCTTGGTGGAGCTTGTACCGGAGTTTCTTGCTCTTGTAAAGAGGGTACTTTTATATTCTGCACCCTGTCCATGCGCAACCTAGCAGTAGTTAGGGATTCTTGCGCAGCCACAAGAGCTTCCGAATCGCCTGCTTCATAGGCTTCTTTGTACTTACGGCGAGCCTCAACAACCTCGGTTTCCACGGCTTTTTTAGCGTGTTCTACCAGCGCCGTATGGCTTTTGTTTACCGACCCTTTGAGCTGCGCGTTCTCGTCAGCCATGAGCTTTGCGTAGTTCCTTAGCTCCTCACGTTCGCGTACCGCCTCTTCTTTAGCCCTACGCTCGTCGTGGTAACCCCTACTAAAATGCTGAAGGCGTTTCTTAACTTTGTTGGCATAGGTACCCAACTCCGCATCGGTTAACTCCTCTGGCGGGCCATTGGGCATACGATCCCGGTCCACTTTTGGAACCGCTACCTCGCGTTCTTCGACTTCTGTTTCGACCTCGATGTCAGCGTCTTTAGTAGTCTCTACCACCTTATCGCTAAGGGGGTCCATTCGACCTACCGCGCCTTCGATTTCAAACTCGCGGGCTCCTTGTTTGTTTTCCTCGCCCTTATCAGGGTCGGGAAACTCAAATTCTACAGTTTGCATTGGCATGTTTTATTCCTCTAGGCACGGGTTATTGCTTTAGGGTTAGGAACAGTTGCTTCAACTGAATCGTCATTCATCAGTCGATACTCTTGTTTCCCGATCTTAAAGCGAGTTCCGGTATTAGCTCTAAACATCACATAGTCGCCCGGTTTGCACCAAGGACCAGTTGGGTATCTCTCTTTATCCGCATACGCTTGGGGTCCAAGTTCTAACACCATACCCGCAGTAGACAGAATGTACTCATCCCGCACCGTCTTGTTTGCTTTAAGGATGGCACTTTCATCAAAAGTTTCTTCCACAGGAACAAGTGCAATCAATACCTTGTAACCTACTGGGTGTGGGATATTGGCCTCTTGCTCCTCCTCCGCTTTTTCTATTTTTGCTTTGCGTTGCAGTTCTAACTCAGTCATCGTTTTGTTCCCTTTGGTGCCGCACAAGGTCATGTAGTTCACGTCGGGCGGTCGCTAGACCTCGGATAGCGCCACACGCTTCTCTATACTCCGCGAAGTCCTTAGGACCTCCAGAATGTAGAAATTCTTCAATGCTTCGTTGCTGGTCAACGAGTTTTTCTTCCAACACGTCAAAAACGGTTTTAGCCATAACTTAGCGCCCGAATGGGGGTTTTTTGGGTTGTTGGGCTTGCTGCTTCTGCTGCATAGCTAGCAGTGCTTTAGCTGCGTCGATGTCAGCCTTGCGCTTGCCCTGTTTCCCTTGGTCATCAAGCCGCACACCTTCTATGGTAGCGTTGATGTGTACCTTCTGACCTTCTAGTTCCAACTTCCGCTTGGCGAGAGCAATATCAGCCTGATCCTTAACTACTTTGCGCTGCACGTCTTGCGCTTTAATGTTTACTTCTTGTTTCTGCAACTGGAACGCTGGGTCTTGAGCCTGAGCTTCACCTTGCTGTTGCGCAGCTTGTTGTTGGTTAGCTTGGGTGACCTGACGTCCAGCGTCGGCTAGAAGCCTAGAGAGTTGCAACTCCATTTCTTCCGGCATTTCTTCGCTTGGCGCGGGTAATGGAACGCCCAGTTTATCTTCCATCTGTTTGCGATACGCAAATGCCAAGTGTTCTGCCATATGCGCTTGTAACGCTCCCATAATCTGCTGCGCCATTGGATTTTGTCCAATAGTTGCCATAATCATCGGGTCCTGCATAAACGCTTGGTGCGTAGCCATGTGTGCGTCATGGTCTTGGTACATAAACGCTTTCATGGGTTTGCCCACGAGCGCCGCCATGTTTTCACTTACTGGGTCGGCTGGTTTAGCATCGTCTGAGTTAGGAACAAGTTTGTCGGCGTTCTTAACTCCCAGCACTTCGATCATCTGCCGGTGCAACTGCGGCAGGTCGTATATCTGCGGAGCACCTTGCGCCATCTGCAACACGGCTTGGTACTGCACTACACGCTGCGCCATAGTGCTGCTGTTAGGGTCGCTGACGGGGATAACTTCCACCATCGCATAGTCCGCTTGCCGCGCACGAGGGGCTCCACGGTCTGGGATATACCCGTAGTCCTGCGGGGCATACTCTGCAATGATGGTCTTAAGTAACTTGAACTCCTGCTTCATCGCGTAGTGGACGCGAGCTTGCACCGCTGCCATCGGTTTTAACGTTCGTTCCAAAAGGGCAAGCGTAGTCCCCACTG